CACCCGGAACTTGCCGCCCACCACCAGCGGCGGCGCCACCACCACCAATGCCGCCGAGTCGCCCGTGTGCGAAGGGTCGTAGCCGATCCATACCTCACGCCAGCCGAATGGCCGCGGCGCCAGCGCCTTGAAATCCTCCCAGACCACCCACGAGTCCACCATGCAGCGCTGCATCACCGCCAGCGGAAACACGCTCTGCCCGTCGTCGATGAACGCGCACATCAGCAGGTTGTCAAACTCTTCCGGGCTGTAGTCCAGACGCAGCTGGTCGATATCGAAGAGGTCGCAGCCGCCGGCCAGCGCATCCATCACCGTCACGATCTGACGCCACTGGCCATCGGCGCAGAGCAGGCCCTTGGCCAGCGCCTCATGGCTGATATCGATCTGCACCCGCTCATCCTTCGGCCTGCCCTTGTTGAACAGATCTCCGGTCCAGAACGGGTAGGCCTCGTGGGTCATGCTCGACGGCGTCGAGAAATAGGTCAGGCGCCAATGCTTGTGCATCGCCATCCCGGACGTAACCTTCCTGAATTCCTGGAATTTCGGGATCCAGAAATACTCGTCCATATACAGATTGCCGTGATAGCTCTGCGCCGTGCGGACATTGGTGCCCAGGAAATACAGCGTCGCCCCGTTGGGCAGCACAATGGGATCGCCAGACAGCTCAACATCTGCGGCCTCTGCCGCGAACTGTCGGATGTACTGCTTGAACACGTGGGCCTGTGCCTTCGAGGCCGACAGGAAAATCTGATTGCGGCCCGTCTCCATCGCATCGTCCAGCGCTTCGCGGGCAAAGTACCAGGTGGCGCCAATCTGCCGGCTCTTGAGCAGGTCTCGTATGCGGTGCTTCAGTCCAGCCTGGTGCCAGTCCTTCTGGTAGGCGAACAGCGAATCGATGAACGCTTCGTGCAGCCGCTGCTGCTGTTCCTCGCTGTAGTCGTTGCGTGTTGCCGCCTTCTTCGGCCCCTTGTTGCGGTTGGCCACCTTCGGGTTCAGGTCCGCCTCGTTGCCGCCCTGGCTGTACTTTCGAACCCGAGCTGTGCGCTCCAGCTGGCGGCCGAGCAGGTCGATCTCCTTGTAGTCCGACCCGCTCTTGTGTTCCTTCGACACCAGTCGTATAAGCCTAGCCTCGATCGCATCCTCGCAGCGGTCGATCGGCGAAGTATCGTCCCACTTGTCGCGGCGCTTCCAGCTATGCACCGTGCTGGGCTTCTCGCCAATTTGCCCGGCGATCCAGGCGATTTTGTAGCCCTGCCAGTAGAGCGAGCGCGCCCGCTTGCGCGGGTTCTGTGCTTCCTCGATGGCGGGGTTGGCTTGCATATCCATGCGCGGAGTCTGCCCATCGCCCACCCACGCCCCTAGCCGCTCACGTTGTAGAACGCCGCCTCACATCCTCAAACGATTGCCGCACCTCGCGCGTGGCAAGACCATGCGCCTGTCATTTCGCACATCACCAGAGGGACAGGACATGCCGAAGAAAATCTCCAAGCCGTTCGTCGTTGCCACCGAAGGCGCCACCATCGACGGCCGCAACATCAGCCGCGAATGGCTGACGCAGATGGCCGCGAACTACGACCCCAAGGTCTACACCGCCGTCGCCAACATCGAACATCTGCTGTCGCTGGCACCGGACGGCATGTTCAGCGCCCAGGGCCGCGTGCTGTCGCTCTCGACTCAGGAAGCCGACATCCTCGGCGACAAGAAGCTGCAGCTCCTCGCTACGGTCGAAGTCGACGAAGCTGTCGCCTCAATGCAGGCCGTCGGGAAGAAGGCGTTCTCGTCGATGGAAGTCGCCGCAAACTTCATCGGCAAAGGCATCGCCTACCTCACTGGACTCGCCTTCACCGATACCCCTGCCAGCCTTGGCACCGAGAGCATGAAGTTCTCGGCCAACCAGCAAAGCGTTTATTCCTTCGGCGGCGATGGCATCACCATCGAGTTCGAGGACATCAAGGAAACCACCGGGCAGTCGCTCTTCGCCAAAGTCATGGGCCTGCTCACCGGCAAGGACAAAAAGGACGAAGACCGCTTCGCCGACACCGGCAAGGCCGTCGAGGCCGTGGCCGAATCCCAGCGCGCAGTGCTCGACGGTTTCTCCGACATGCAGGCCGAGATCAAGCGCCTGGGCGACCAGGCCAAGGCAGCCGAAACCGCCGCAGCCGAAGATCGAGCCGCCTTCGCCACGCTGAAGGCCGGGCTCGACAAGGACCCAGCGGACAAGCCCCGCCCAGCTGCATCCGGCGGCGACGGCTCCGCGGTCACCAACTGCTAAGCAGCGCCCTCAGCCAACGCACCCAGAACCCAGGACAACCACGGAGCTAAATCATGCAAAACCCCACCCGCATCGCATTCGACACCTACACCAGCCGGATCGCCAAGCTCAACGGCGTCGGCGACGCCAGCAAGAAGTTCGCCGTCGACCCCAGCGTCGAGCAGACCATGGAAACCGTCGTGCAGGAGAGCAGCGGCTTCCTGCAGGTCGTCAACTCCTACGGCGTCGACCAGCAAAGCGGCGAAAAAATCGGCCTCTCCATCGCCAGCACCATCGCCGGCCGCACCGACACCACGCAGAACGACCGCGTGCCGACCGACCCGAGCGACATGAACGCCCTGCAGTACGACTGCAAGCAGACCAACTTCGACACCGCCTTGCGCTACGCCAAGCTGGACGCCTGGGCCAAGTTCCCCGACTTCCAGACCCGCATGCGCAATGCCGTCGCCCAGCAGATCGGCCGCGACCGCCTCATGATCGGCTGGAACGGCACCTCGGCCGCCGTCGCCACTGACCGCGTCGCCAACCCGCTGCTGCAGGACGTCAACATCGGCTGGCTGAAAAAGCTGCAGACCAACGCCGCCGCCCGCTACATGACCGAGGGCGCGACCGCCAACCAGATCCGCGTCGGCGCCGGCGGCGACTACGCCAACATGGACGAGCTGGTCTATGACATGCGCTCCAACCTGCTGGCCCCTTGGTTCGCGCGCGACAACGGCTTCGTGGTCTGCTGCACCGCCGACCTGCTGGACGAGAAGTATTTCCCGCTCGTCGCCACCCACGGCGGCACCCCGACCGAGACCAACGCGCTCGACCAGATGCTGAGCGCCAAGAAGCTCGGCGGCCTGCGCCCGGCCGAGATCCCGTTCTTCCCTGCCCGCACGCTGTTCATCAGCATGCTCGGCGCCGGCGGCGACTCCAACTTGTCGATCTACTGGCAAAAAGGCTCGCGCCGCCGCCAGATCATCGACAACCCCAAGCGCGACCGCGTCGAGGACTTCCAGTCCGTGAACGAGGCCTATGAGATCGAGGACTACTCCGCAGCCTGCGCCGCCGTGAACATCAAGTTCCCCGACGGCGCCGGCGGCTGGGCCTGATCGACCTGTAAGCACGGCGCCCGCCTGGTTTAACCGGGCGGGCGGGTAGCAACCAAAGCGAGACCGACCATGCGAATCAGCCCAGCAAAAAACCACTTCCAGCACGCCCAGGCCGCGCAGCGGCAGAGCATCGACGCCCCCGTGCGTGCCGACGCCACCGCCTACGAACTCATGCTCGCCAAGCTGGCCGAAGACCGCCGCCGCCTGCACGACATCCAGTCGATCGAGCGCCGCGCCGAAGTCAAGCGCGAACTCCTGCCGGACTACGAGGCCTGGGTGGGTGGCGCGCTCGAAGGCGACCACGGCGTCCAGGATGACGTGCTCATGACCATCATGGTCTGGTGCATCGACGTCGGCGACCTGGCCGGCGCGCTCAAGATCGCCCGCTACGCCATCAAGCACAAGCTGGCCATGCCCGACCAGTACAAGCGCTCAACCGGCTGCCTGGTCGCCGAAGAGTTCGCCGACTACGCCCTGCGGCTTGATGCCATCGCACCCGAAATCACCGGTCGGCTGCAGGAAGCCAACGACCTGACGGTCACCGAAGACATGCCCGACCAGGTGCGCGCCAAGCTGCTCAAGGCCATCGGCCACGGGCTGTTGCAGGCCGCCGATGCCGTTGATAAGGAGAGCAGGCCTGCATACCTGCAAAGCGCGCTCGACCACTTCAAGCACGCCATCGGCCTGCACGAAAAAGTCGGCGTTAAAAAAGACATCGAGCGCCTCGAGCGCGAGATCAAGAACTCCGCCTCCGCCTGACGGGCGGCGGCAGACAAAGAGCGGACCCCGCACCTGGGCGGCTCTGTGGCGAATCCGGTTTCTCTCCTTCCCGGTGCAGCCCCAGATCACCGCCCAACTATCAAGGAAGGCGAAGTGACCGACATCTACGACCGCGCAACGATCGCCGAGGAAAACGCGCGCAGCGACGCCCTCGACAAGCAGCGCCGTCGTGGCGGACTCGACGGCAAAACCCCGGACGACTCCGCCATGCTGTGCGCCGAGTGCGAAGAGCCAATCCCGGAAGCGCGGCGCCAGGCATTGCCCGGCGTGCAAACCTGCGTCGATTGCCAGTCGCTCATTGAGGCGCGGTCATGAGCTTCGTCGTCGCCGCCCCCGCAGCCGATCCCGTCGAGGCGCCCATCGCCAGCGGCGCTTTCTGGCCGGACATCGACCCGGTCAAGCTGCGCGCCAGCCATCGCATCGACAGCTCGATCACGCCGGACCGCCTGCGCGCCGCGCTGATCGAAGCCATCGCCTCGGTCAACGGCGAGCTAGCAACGTGGAAGGAAACCCAGGTCGCCGCAGGCTACACCACGCTGGACGCCGTGCCTGCCGAGGAGATCGACGCCGTCTCCATCCTGCTGCACCGCTACGAGCGCGCCGTCGGCTGCATCGCAAAGGCCGACGTCACCGAGCACGCGCGCGATTTCGACACCACCAACGAAGGGCACCGCCAGGCGGACGCGCTGGACCCCGTCATCGATGAGCTGCGCCGCGATGCGCGCTGGGCGATCAGCGCCATCCTCGGCATCGGCCGCAGCACCGTGGAGCTGATATGAAGGTCGCCGCGCATCAGGGCGACACCGTGGATCTGCTCTGCCACCGGCACCTGCGCCGCACCGACATCGTGGTCAGCGTGCTGGAGGCCAACCCCGGACTCGCCGCGCTCGGCGCCGTGTTGCCGATGGGCACCGAAGTGGTGCTGCCGGACAGCGCGCCTGCCGCCACAACAAAAACACTTGTGCAACTCTGGGACTAGACCATGGCAGAACCCGCATCCACCCTCCAAGGCACGCTGATCGTCGCCGCAGCCGGTCTGTCCGTGGTTCCCGGCCTCGATGCCGCCATGGTGCTCGGCGCGTTCGCCGGCAGCGTCGTGTTCGTGCTCGCCGACGAAGACATTTCCACGGCCAAAAAGATCGGCTACCTCATCGTCGCATTCATTGCCGGCCTGCTGCTGGCCGGGTTCGTTTCGTCGCTGCTCACCGCCGTGCTGGCCAAACTTATCGCGGTGGATCTCGCCATCAACCACGGCGTGGGCGCACTGCTCGCCTCCACGCTCACCGTCAAAAACCTGCGCTGGATGCTGGCGCGCGACATCGGCCAGCTCGTCAACATTTTCCGGGGGAAGGCTCCATGATGATCCTGCTCAGCCTGAAGCTGCTGCTGTGCACCGCCATCGTCCTGCGCGTGCTGCTGTACCGCAGGGGCGACTCGATACACCGGCCCATTGCGGCCGGCATCGCTTATCTGCTGGTCCTCGCCACAGGCTGGATGGCGATCGATGCGGGCTACGCATTGGCCGCCGGACGCGGCGAAACCAACCTCGCCGAACTGTTCCTCCTCGCCATCCTGCTGGCCGCGCTGATCAACGGCCGCGGCAACGTCGTCGCCCTGTTCTGGACAGGGGACGCGGGGCGGCTTTACCGACTCATCACCAGGAGCAGAAACCATGCGGATTAAACTCGTGAAGGGCGACATCGGAGCGGACGTGCGCGAGCTGCAGGCGCGGCTGATCCGCGCGGGATACAGCGTCGAGCGTGACGGATGGTTCGGCGATAACACCGAAGCCGCCGTGCGCGAATTCCAGCGCCGCGTCGGCCTGGTGGAAGACGGCATTGCCGGCCCCAAGACCCTGTCCATCCTGCAGCTTGGGAAGAGGCCGAATCACCCGCTGCTCGCCCAGGCCGATATCAATGCAGCCGCCGAGACGCTCGGCGTGCAGGTGGCCGCGCTCATGGCAGTCAACGAAGTCGAGAGCAGGGGAGAGGGGTTCCTTCCAGGCGGCCCGCCTGTGGTGCTGTTCGAACGTCACGTCATGCACAAACTCCTGGCCGCTGCCGGGCAGGATGCCGACGAGCTGGCCAGGCGCTACCCGGGTCTGGTCAATCCCAAGCGCGGCGGCTACAAGGGCGGCGCGCAGGAATGGTACCGGCTCAACCTCGCCCGCCAGATCGACCCGGCGATCGCCAGCGAATCCGCCTCGTGGGGCGCATTCCAGATCATGGGCTACCACTGGCGCACCCTTGGCTACGAAAGCATCGACGAATTCGTGGCGGCCATGTCGCGCAACGAAGCCGCGCAGCTCGACGCCTTCGTGCGCTTCATCCTGGCTGAGGAGAGCCTTCACAAGGCGCTCAAGGCCCGCAAATGGGCCGACTTCGCCAAGGGCTACAACGGCCCCGCCTACAAGGAAAACCTGTACGACACCAGGCTGCAGCGCGCCTATGAGCGCCACGCGGCCGCAGACATGGCGAAGGCGGCATGAACCCATACGTCATCATCGGCCTGGGTGCCGCATGGCTCGCCAGCCTCGTCGGTATCGGCTACTGGCAGAACGAAGCCGGTCACATCGCCGAGCGCACCGAGTGGCAGACCCGGGAGAACGGCGAGTTGCGAACGGCCAACGCCACCATCAAGGCGCTGCAGGAAAAGGCCCGCAAGTCCGAGCACGACCACGCGGCGGCGCTGGCTACTGTCTCAACCGACTATGAAAGGAAACTCGGCGATGCGAACAAACAACGCGCGGCTGATGCTGCTGCTCTGCGTGCTGGCACTCTTCGGCTGCGCGACCCCAGTCCCACCGGCCTCCGTTCCTGTGGAAGTCTCGGCGCCAAAATTGGCACCAGCCCCGGCGAACGTGATGGTGCCCAGGGAGGCGAACTTTCGGATGCGGCTGCTGGATTTCTTCTCGATCTCGCCAGCGATGCCGACGACGTCGCCCGACAACTCGCGGCCTGTCAGGAAGTAGTGGTGAAGGACCGGGAGCTGCGGTGAAAAAAGCCGAAGAACTTCGCGCCCACCTCACCGCGCATGTCCCCTACCTGAAAAAAGAGCCGCAGAACCTGCTCGTCTTCATCGAGCGCGGCGGCGTCGGCTGCCGTCTCGGCGGCGGCCTCTCCTTCGACTACCGCTACGACATCAACCTGGTGGTGCTGGATTTCAGCGCGCATGCCGACACGCTGATCGTTCCATTGCTGGCCTGGATCGCCGTCAATGAACCGTCGCTGATGCAGGCGCCCGGCACGCTGGAGCAGGTGGTGCGCTTCGAGGCCGAGATCATCGACAACGACCGCGCCGACATCAGCCTCACCATCCCGGTCAGCGAGCGCGTCATCGTCACGCCGGACGGCACGGGCTATCTCGCCACCCACGCCGGCGAGCCGGCGCTCGAAGACCTGGGCGGCACGAACCCCTGGCAAATCTTCCTCAACGATGTCCTGATCGTTCCGGGCGATGACATCATTTTATGAACGAACTGGCCCCGCTCGATGCCTGGTGCGCCGGCCTGCTGCAAAGCCTGCAGCCGGCCCAGCGGCGTGCCCTGGCGCGCGAGATCGCCCGCCGCCTGCGCGAGAGCCAGGCCAAGCGCATCGCCGCGCAGCTCAACCCGGACGGCAGCGCCTTCGAGCCGAGAAAAACCCAGGCCCGCGGCAAGCGCGGCGCCATCCGCAAGAAGATGTTCTCGAAAATGCGCACCGCCAAGTGGATGAAAATGGAATCCGCGCCGGACAGCGCAGTCGTCACCTTCGCTTCGAGCGTGCAGGCCATGGCGAAGGTGCACCAGTTCGGACTGCGCGATCGCGTCAACAAACGGCGCGGCGGCGGTGGCCCCGAGGTCGTCTACCCGGAACGCCAGATGCTGGGATTCACGCAGCACGACGTGGACATGGTCGGCAACCTGACGCTCGACCACCTGGCGAAAGGCGCGTCGTGATGCTGTATGGAAACCACCTACAACCCAACGCGGGAGCCTTCGCGCGCGCGTTGGCTTAACGTTCCCCACCATGAACACCGAACTCCAACTGGCCGATCTCGCGCGGCGCGTGGCGAACATGATGCGCACCGGCCGCATTGCCGAAGTCGACCATGCCGGCCCGCGCGTGCGCGTCCAAAGCGGCGACCTGCTCACCGAGTGGCTGCCCTGGCAAACCCATCGCGCCGGCAATACCCGCACCTGGGATCCGCCGACCGTCGGCGAGCAGGTGATGATCCTCTCGCCCTCCGGCGAGCCTGCAGCCGGCATGGTCATCCCGGCCTTCTACTGCCAGGATCACCTGCCCCCGTCCAATAGCCCGAACACGCACGTAACCGAGTACCCAGACGGCGCCCGCATCAGCTACAACCACGCCACCGGCGCACTGGTGGCGAGCGGAATCCAGACCGGCACCATTCAAGCGGCGGTGTCGGTGACGCTCGACACGCCGCTGACGCACTGCACCGGCAAGCTCACAGTCGATGATTTGCTGACCTACGGCAACGGCATTTCCGGCACAGGCGGCGACAACAACAACACCATCAACGGCAAGCTCACGCACGTCGGAGGCGAACTCAGCAGCAACGGCATCGTGCTGCACACCCACACCCACCCGGGAGACTCCGGCGGCACGACAGGAGTCCCGCAATGAGCGGCATGAACGCCACCACCGGCTGCAGGCTGGACGACGTGGACCACATCCGCCAGTCGATCAAGGACATCCTCACCACGCGCATCGGCAGCCGCGTCATGCGCCGCGATTACGGCTCGCTGTTGCCGGAGCTGATAGACCATCCCGCCAACCCGGCCAACCTGCTGCGCCTGCAGGCCGCCAGCATCATGGCCATCCTGCGCTGGGAACCGCGCGTGCGCATCACGCGCACCGCCTTCCGGATCGGCATGAATGGCGCCGCGACGCTTGAACTTGAAGGCGAGCGCCGCGACGGTCAGCGTGCCGGGCAGTCGTACAACCTTGCCGTGCAGGTGGCCTGATGGCAAACGGCGTCGACCTTTCCCTGCTGCCGGCCCCACAGGTCATCGAGGATCTGTCATTCGAGGACATTCTTGCCGACCTGAAAGTGGATTTCATCGCGCGCCATCCGGCCGCCGCCGATGTCATTGATCTTGAATCCGAACCCGTCATCAAGCTGCTGGAGGTCGTCGCCTACCGCGAAACCCTGCTGCGCGCACGCCTCAACGACGAAGCGCGTGCCCTGCTGCTGTCCTACAGCACAGGCGCGGATCTCGATCACATCGGAACCACCTATTACCAGGAACCGCGCCTGGTCGTTACGCCCGCCGAGCAGCTCGCCATCCCGCCGGTACCGGAGGTGTTGGAGAGTGACGACGATTACCGGCAACGGCTGGCGTTAAAGCCCGAGAGCTACTCCGTCGCCGGCCCGACCGACGCCTTCAAGTTCCACGCACTATCAGCCGACGGCAACATCAAATCGGCCAGCGTCACCAGCCCGGTCCCCGGCACCACCATCGTGTATGTGCTGTCGCTCATCGGTAACGGCGTGCCCGATGCGCCGCTGCTGGCAACGGTTACCGCCGCGCTCAACGCGGAAACCGTGCGCCCGCTGTCCGAGGAAGTACTGGTCGAGGCGGCAACGCTGGTGAACTACGCCATCGACGTTTCGCTGACCGTGTATCCCGGCCCCGCCGGCGAGGCCGCGCTCGCTGCGGCACAGGCCGCGCTGGCCAAACTCGCCGCCGATTCGCACACGCTGGACCGCGACGTGACGTTGTCCGCCATCACCGCCGCCGCCCAGAAGCCCGGCGTCAAGCGCGTGCTGGTGAACAGCCCGGCGGCCGAGGTGGTGTGCGCCATCGGAGAAGCGCCGTGGTGCACCGGCATCGTCGTGGCCATCGCAGGGGTCGAGGAATGAGCGTAGACCATCTGCTGCCCGCCAATGCGCAGCCCTTCGAGCGCGCCCTGTCGCAGAGCATGGGCAAGTTCGTTCCGGCGCGGCTCGTGGCGCACCTGTGGAACGCACAGACCTGCCCGGAGTCCGCGCTGCCATACCTGGCGTGGGCGCTGTCTGTCGACCAGTGGGACAGCACCTGGCCGGTCCAGATCAAGCGCGACGCCATCGCCGCCGCGCGCCTGCTGCACCAGCGCAAGGGCACGCCATGGTCGATCCGTCACGCGCTCGCCATCATGGGGCATCCAGACGCCATCGTGATCGAGCGCGCCGACTACATCCGCCACGACGGCCA